AATTCTCCGGCCACCAATGAAGGCAGCCGGAGAAGTATGGGTGTGGTATCAGATGTAGTCGCGCAGGAGTACCCGCAGCGCCTCAAACGCCTTTTTCTTTTTATAGTTTATGGTAGATTGCTGAGAAATGCCCATGATGGAAGCGATTTCGCGCTCCGACTTCTTCTGAAGCAATAGCTCACAAATGCGGCGATAGTCTGGGTCGAGTTCGTTCAGTTTGCTCATGAGAGCGTCCAATAGTTCACGCTCCTCCAAGATTGATTGAGCGCTAAGGCCATCGTCCTGCAAGTCATCCAGCCAGCTCTTTTCGTTGCCGTCCTCGTCGCTAACGGTATAATCAAGGGAAAGCTCATCGCCGCCCTTGAGAAAACGACAGGTCCAGCAGTCCATAACACAGAGATAGCGCTTGCTCGCGGGGCAGACACATCGACCGTGTTCTTGCTGTCTGCGACGATAGGCGTTGATATCTCGGTAGTAGTTGTCATAGTCGGCTTTACTAACCGACACCCACTGGTGCAGGTCCTTGAGGTAGATAGCGCGTTCAGTGGGTTGATTCTGGTTTTCATGATTGGGCATATTCGGCTCCTTTGATTTTCAAAATTTGGTTCTTTTGAAATCCGCGGAGCCGTCCTGAATCCGTAAGACAGAGAAAGACGGCAGGGTGAACACCTTTTCGGGTGTTCCGCACTGCCGTCTAGCGGTCTCGCGGATTTCGGGGTATCAGTTGCTGTGTGATTTAGGTCCTGGTGTTGACAATTTCTGGCATGCTATCGGGCTTGTGTTTGATAACGGTCTTGCAGTTTTTCGTCTTTATCTCTACATTGCCCGTTCTCTCGTCGACCTGGCAGACAAGCCGCCCATCGCTGTTGCGAACATCCAGCATCTCACGTCCTCCCTTCATACGTTGTAGTGTTTTGCTCTACTCTCGCCCTATGTCGGGCTTTTCGTTCTGCGTTTCGACTAATCTCGCCTCCGTTTGAAGGCTGATCTCAAGTGCCTTCACTTCTAGCTGGAAAAGAAAGACCGCTTTGGACGAAGATTCATAAAATTTCTTTTCCAACCATCTGATTGGAGCGATTGGTTATCTGCTGTATAGATCGTTTGCCCTCACCTCCTGTAGAATTAGTGGCCTGCTGGTCCCATAGGTAGCTCACGGCAGAGGAGAAACCGCACGGTCTGATTCAAGAAAATTTCTTTTCATCCGTATGCTCTGCCCTGTCGATCAAGAATTAGTCTAGGATTCCTCGCGTTATCATCTGTTCTCTCCGTTCTGAGGGTGCTTGTTTACCCTCATTACTCACAGGACAGAAGAAGCAACTCTGAGTACCGAATTAGGAAGAATCTTCAAACTCGCCTCGATGAGCAGGCGAACAGCAGGGAAGAAAGAGCATGGTCAATGGCTTCTTATCAAATTGCCTGCAGGAATCACACATCGGACGCGCTGCACCTCCTGTATCAAAAATCGCAATGCTATATACGAATTGCCTTGCGAAATCTACATCGGCATCGCCCCCTTTCACAGACAAACAGAAGTTTGTCAATCTGCTGCTAAGTTGGACCTTCCAAGCTCTTTATATGCCATCAGTGTTGCGTATAGGTTCCATTTGGGGCAAAATAAAAAGCGACTCAATTCTCTCTCCCGGGAAAGCCCGTAGTAAGCCGCTGATTACCTTGTTACCGCCTTTGCGCTGGCCATTCAGAAATCGATTTGCTTCTGCACGTGATACTCCCATTCGCCGAGCAAGTTCGCTTCCGCTCCAGTCACGTTCTCGTACAAGTTGATGAATGTACTTTAGATTTGGTTCCAATAAGCTGTACCTCCGTAAGTAGTGTTGTCAATGGGGGACATGCATATAGTATCACACATGTTCCCTATGCGCAACATATAGAGAATAAGTATTCCCTATAAGTAACATTTGTAACTATTTGGCAACAAAAAAATGGGTGTTGCTTTTTGGTTACACCAGTGCTACAATCATTGACAAGGAGGTGCAGCTCATGAGCGCTATAGGGGATTTCATAAAAGAACGACGGCTTGCGAAAGCATTGTCAAAACGCGGTCTCGCCGAAATAGCAGGAATTAGTCATTCAGAGGTGCATCGTATAGAAAACGGCGAAAGGATTAATCCTTCCGTGCCTGTACTTAATGCACTTGCTGAAGCACTTGGTGTTCCAAAAGATGACATACTTCGCCTCGCTGGATACAAGGCCGACGACGGAGACATCCCACTTATCGAAAAGGTATTCCCGGATTTGAAGACCGAAAAACAGCAGAAGACAGCACAAAAAATCGTCGACGGTCTCTCGCGAAATAGCGATTTGAAGGACACAGAGTATGATGATTTGGTAAGACAGGTGGAGATGTTTCTTGAGTATGCAAAAAAGAAAAGAGATTCCGAGTAAACCACGCTTTGCTCTTGCAGCTAAGCGCGCTTATGAATTGCTCTCAGAGTTGGACATTTGTGAATTCCCGGTAGACCCAAGAAAAATTATAGATTACTTCCCCAGCTGGCATCTTAAGGGCTGGCTGGAATTGTGTGTGAATACAGATGAGGAGGATCCTCTCAACATCGCCAAAGAACAAGCTGAAGCCAAAACTGTAATGTTGAGAGGTTCTGATGAATATCTCATTGTTTACGACGATCGAGTAGATAATATTCAGCGCATTCGCTGGACACTTGCTCATGAAATTGGTCATATTGTAATGGGGCATCTTGTCCAGTTTGAAGCCACAGCGCTAAACAGGCGCGGTTTGACGCGGGAAGATTATGGCGTCCTAGAGGTGGAGGCGCATTGTTTTGCCTCTGACCTACTTGCTCCGAAAACCATTATCAGGAGATTCGATTTTCAGAATGACCCACAGGGTATTGCTTTAGTCTGCGACATCTCAAAGGATGCCGCGGAGAGGCGGCTTAAAGAGTTAAAAAGGATGGATTTCGGTTACTACTCTACAGAGAATCGTATACTACGTAACTTCTACAAGCACTTAAGTAATGGCGGTTTCTACCAAGTTGTACATGATACAGCATGTAGATTTTACCCATCCGTAATATATGAGAATTTGTGTAAGTACAGCCGAATCTGCCGCCAATGTAACAGCTTTGTGACAGATGAGAAATTCAAATACTGCACGGTCTGCGGCTCTAAGGTTCCATTGCCACACTCATACTTGCCTTTAAAAAAGACCAGTAGTGGTGTTTTTAGTATTGGCTGGTCGTTTTATTTGGAGGGAAACCAATACTATGAAATACCAATGGGCAAAAAAGGTCGAGTTGATTTTTGCCCGATATGTCGGGATGCTGAATATGTAAAAGACAGAGATGCCTGTAATATATGCGGAACACCCACCGTGAACCGTTGCACAGTAGAAGGAACGGACCTGTCCCGCGCCTACCGTTACTGCCCTGAATGCGGAGCGGAAACAGCGTTCAAAACGATTTATGATAAACTACCAGAACGCCTAAACGCGGAGAGAGTACTTATCCCTAACCGCTTTGAAGATTACATAGAGTACAGCTATTGGCAGTTCATTGTTATGACAATTTGCTATTGGGAGAAAGCGTTGCATTTATATGCTGCACTTGAAGATAGCATTGCATTCTACGATTGCGAGGATATGGTCATCTTTGTCCGAAGTGGCATAGATGTGGACTGTATTCAAAAGAGTAAAGAGGTAATATTGACTTGTTTAACGAAATACGGCGAATCATCGGTCAAGAATATCAGTGTATTGGTAGCTGAAATGGCAGCTTGATATAGAATACATATGTATCGCCCATAAACGCAAAATGTGATGGAAATTAGGAGAGACACAACCATGCCAAAACTTACAATATCACAACTTGAGAGCCATCTGCTCAAGGCAGCAGATATTCTTCGTGGCAAGATGGATGCTTCCGAGTTTAAAGAATATATCTTTGGAATGCTATTTCTGAGAAGGCTTTCCGATAATTTCGCGCAAAAGCGAAAGCAATTGGAAACAGAATATAAGGGTGGCCTATCAACAGAGGAGCTGGCAGACTTCCTTGAGGACAAGACCTCTTATGGCAGCACCTTTTTCGTACCGCGCGAAGCCCGCTGGGAGTGTGAAGATACCGGAGATGGCTGGAAAGGCATCCTACATTTAAAAACGGAGGTCGCTTCCAAGCTCAAGCGCGCCCTGCTGAAAATCGAGAGCGAAAACACACAACTGGACGGCGTACTCAAGAATATCGACTTTGCCAAGAAGGTGAAGAACAAACAGATAATAAGCGATACCCGCCTTGTACAGTTGATTACACACTTCAACAAATACAAGCTGACGAACGATAACTTCGTGTTCCCTGACCTCCTGGGCGCCGCTTATGAATATATGATCAAGAATTTCGCAGATTCGGCTGGAAAAAAAGGCGGAGAATTTTATACACCGTCTCCCGTAGTCCAGCTTATGGTTCGGTTGATCAAGCCCCGCGAAGGTATGGAAGTATATGACCCGACCGTTGGAAGTGGCGGTATGCTCATCCACAGTAAACAGTATGTAGAGGAGCAAGGCGGCGACGGACGGAGGCTTGCGCTCTTCGGTCAGGACGATGCTGCAACTGTATGGTCTATCTGTAAAATGAATATGATCATGCACGATATCCAGGACGCAGATATCCAACACGGCGACACGCTAATGGAACCGCATTGGCACGGAGCAACTGATGTGAAACAGTTCGACCGTGTCATCGCCAATCCTCCGTTTTCACAGAACTATACTCGAAACGAAAAAATGCTCCAACAGAACCGTTTTGTATACGGCTGGGCACCGCAATCGGGCAAGAAGGCTGACCTCATGTTTGTACAGCACATGATAGCCAGTACCAAGCACGATGGCATGATGATAACAGTTATGCCCCACGGCGTTTTGTTCCGTGGTAGTGAGGAAAAGAAAATTCGTAAGGGCATCCTGACCGACATACAAGACATCGTCCAGGCCATCATCAGCATGCCGCCGGATCTGTTTTACGGAACCTCCATCCCCACATGTCTGTTAGTCATTAACAAGCGGAAACCCGAACCGCTCCGTGGCAAGGTGCTTATCATTAACGCTGACGCGGAATACGGCGAGGGCAAGAATCAGAACTTCCTTCGCCCGGAGGATACTGAAAAGATAGTCTGGGTATTCGACAATATGGAGGAGGTTCCGGGTTATTCGAAGATCGTTCCTATTGACGATATTATCGATCCGAACGGTAATGACTGTAACCTAAATATCCGCCGGTATGTAGATAATACACCGCCACAGGAGCCTCATGATATTAAAGCTCATATACTTGGCGGAGTTCCCAACGAAGAAATAGCCGCTCTAAATGGCTTGATTGCTAAATACGGCATTACCGATGGTGATATTTACCGTGACCGGGGAGATGGGTACTCCCTCTTTCTGGACGAATGTGCAGATAAGGCAAAAATCAAGGAACGGATTTCAACCCATGCCGGTGTTGCCGCAGCCAACGCGCGGATACATGAAGCCTTTGCAACCTTCTGGGCAACCGCTGCCGAAAAAGTCGCAGAGGTTGCCGATTCCCTTGGCATTTCTGACTTTACGAGGACGTACACTTCGCTTCTGGCTGACACCCTGGAACCCCTTGGTATTCTTGACCGGTTCCAATGCATCGGCGTGTTTGCAAACTGGTGGGATCACAGTTACACTGTCCGCGAGTATACCGAAATCGAGCAGTCTGCCGACGGGAAGGAGACGAAGGTTTCCGTCAAAGAAGTCATCAAAATAAAAAATGTGTTCAAAACCATCAGCGCGGAGGGTTTTGTCGCCGCGCTGGTTAGCGACGAAAAAATCGCCGTGGAGCATTTTGCCGACGAGCTTGCTGCTCTGCATACGCTTGAGGATGAAGCCGCTGCAGCCCTTACCGACCTGCAAAGCTATGCCTCAGAAATTGACATGGGAACGGAGGACGAGGAAGAAGACGGCGACGGGGACGAGGGCGAAGAAGCCGAGGTGAAGGAGCCTACCCTCAAAGAGGTGAAAGCGTACCTGAAAGCACAAGGTAATGAGGAAGCAAACGCTGCGCTGAAAGAAATCAAGAAGCTGGAAGCCGAGAAAAACCGCCTGAACCGGGAGTTGAAAAAGAAAACTTCCGAGCTGCAGGAGAAAATAGACGCCATACGTCAGGAACTTACCACCGAACAGTGCGAGGTGCTTGTGATGCAGTTACTGCACGAGGGATTTGTCGCAGAACTGGATAAATACCTGAATGCTGAGGTCATAGAGACCGTTAAGGCCGTTACCCGCTTATGGGAGAAGTATTTTGTTTCAGCAAATACCCTCTTGGAGGAACGTCAAGCCGCTGAGGACAAGCTGAATGGCTTTTTAAGGGGGTTGGGGTATTATGGGTGAGTGGAAAACAGAAGCACTTGGCATTTTAGGGTCTACTTACACAGGGTTAAGCGGGAAAAGTGCTGCTGACTTCGGGCATGGCACTCCGTATATCCCTTACTTGAATGTCTTTAACAACGCGAAGGTTGAGGTCGACCAGCTTGAGTATGTTTCTATCGAACCACACGAAAGGCAAAATGCTGTCAATAAGGGAGATATAATATTTACCACATCCTCAGAAACACCCGAGGAAGTCGGTATGTCATCAGTCTTAACGAAGAATATCGGCATAGTATATCTAAATAGTTTTTGCTTTGGATGGAGATTAAAAAAGCCGGAAATGTTCCATAGTGAATTTCTTGCTTATGCGTTAAGGAGTCAAGATATTCGGCATCAAATGCTTATTGCTGCGCAGGGCTCTACGAGGCATAATCTTTCTAAAAAGAATTTCAACAAGATTCGTTTGAAATATCCCGTGTCGACAACCGAGCAATCTGGCATCGCTGAAGTGTTGTCTGGAGCGGACGAAGCAATTAACAAGACCCGCGCCTTAGTCGAGAAACATCGGAATATCAAGGCGGGACTGATGAAGGATTTGCTATTAAATACTAACTGGGCGCCAGGGGTATTTACTGATATAGCTGATGTGAACCCTCGAATAGCAAAGGGCATACAGCCACTGGATGAAGTGGATTTCATACCGATGCAAGACGTAAACGAATATGGTGTGTGGGATATCAAGGAGACCAGACTGGCAAAAGACTGTATGTCTGGATTTACGATCTTCGCTGAAAACGATGTGCTTTTTGCAAAAATAACTCCCTGCATGGAAAACGGAAAAGGTTGCATTGCAGAGGGACTACGATGCAGTATTGGGTTTGGGTCAACTGAATTTCATGTGCTTCGGGCAAAGGCTAATGCCGACCCAAGATTCATATACCAATGGTCGATTTTCCCGTATTTGCGTCAAAAGGCTGTAGCGTTTATGACAGGTTCTGCCGGTCAACAGCGTGTGAGTGCGGATTTTTTTGCAAAACTGAAAATTGGGATTCCACAAAAACCCGAGCAACAACGAATCGCTGGGATATTAACTACCGCCGACAAAAAAATACAGACCGAGCAAGCCTACCTTGCCAAACTCCAAGACATAAAGCGAGGCTTAATGCAAGACCTGTTACCAAATAAAGTGAGCGTTGACGCTCTTATGTGAAGGAGGAGATGAAATGTCAGGCAGACCGACTGAACTACAATATGTAGAGACTCCGCTGCTGGATCAGCTTCAAGCTTTCGGCTGGGATACGATTCGGCTGAATGACACGGAGAAGCATGATCCGATAAAGAGCTACCGCGACTCATTAAGCGAAGTTATTATCGAACGGGAGCTTAAGGCAGCGCTATTACGGCTGAACCCTTGGCTGACGGATACCCAGGCAAACGATCTGATCGTCCAGATACGTACATACCCGTTTCAGATGAGCAAGTTGCTCGAGAACAATATGGAGATTCTTGAGCGTATCACAGGCGCGGCAGGGTTATCCGCCGATTGTGAGGAAACCGGTGAGACGAATCGGCCTGTGCGCATCATTGACTGGTCTGACGCTGACCGGTTTAATAAAGACACCTCAAAGAACCACTTCCTTGCTATTAGTCAGTTTAAAGTAAGGCTTCCCGGTAAAGAGGAACACATCATCCCTGATGTAGTGCTGTTTATCAATGGCCTGCCGCTCGTTGTGGTTGAATGCAAGGCGCCTGATATCGCCGATCCGATAGCAGAGGGAATCGAGCAGCTGCTCAGGTATCAAAACAGACGCGGCGCGGATGATGAACATGCCGAGGGCGTCCCGGAGCTGTTTTTCTTCAACCAGCTTGTAATCTCTACCTGTTATCATTCCGCCCGATACACGAGCATAACCGGCGGTGCTAGCCACTTTATAGAGTGGAAAGATCCCTACCCCTTCAAGCTGTCCGAAATAAAAGAGGGCGGTGTCCCGTCCAGTCAGGAAGTGCTTGTCGCGGGCATGCTTGAGCCGTCGCATCTCTTAGATATCGTCCAGAATTATATTGTTTTCATCGAAGATGACGAAGGCCGTACCATTAAAATTGTTCCGAGATATATGCAGTATCGCGGTGCCAGAAAGATTATCGAGCGCCTGCGTAACGGAGACGGCGGTACGCTCTGGCATACGCAGGGCAGCGGCAAGTCATTGACCATGATGTTTGTCATCCGAAAGATGTACAATTCATCGGACTTGAACAGCTATAAGATAGTACTGCTGATCGACAGGAAAGACCTGCAAGACCAGCTATACAAGACGAGTGGCGCAATAAGGTACGCGGTCAATCTTGCCGGTAGTATTGAGGGCTTAAAAGGACTGATACGCAACACGGCCAGCGACGTGACCGTGGCGATGGTGCATAAATTCGGCGACCGCCCTGAGAGTGTCGGTAAGTTCCCGGTGCTTAACGAATCCGACAGAATCCTTGTTATGATCGACGAGGCTCACAGGAGCGAGTATTCCGAGCTTGCCGCAAACATGTGGCGGAGCATGCCCAATTCTGTCAAGGTGGCTTTCACCGGCACTCCGATTACCAAGACCACGGAAACCTTCGGCGGCTACATCGACGCTTACACCATGCGTCAGGCTGTCGAGGATGAGGTCGTAGTTGAAATCAAATATGAAGGGCGGGCGACCAGGAGCGATATCACAGATCGCGACGCGATGAACCGTGACTTCATCGACGTCTTCGGTTATATGGAAACCGAGGAACAGATGGCGATCATGGGCAGATACACTGCTCGCGGGTATCTTGAAGCCAGAGAGACCATCGATGCCAAAGCTGCTGATATGGTCGAACATTATGTGAGCTCCGTATTTCCGAACGGATTTAAAGCCCAGGTTGTAGGTGTCAGCAAGGAAGCTGCCGCCCGGTACAAAGACGCCCTTGAGAAGCACCTCGCGGAAAAAATCGCAGCGCTAAAGGAAAGTAATCCGCTGAATATTGATATTGCTCGCCTTGAAGCCCTTAAGGTAGCCTGTGTCATTTCGACCGCTCCGAATGATGAGCCTCACTTAAAGGTCTATGGCAATGAAGATCAGAACGAACTAATAATTGACGGCTTCAAAGCGCCGTTCGGCAGCACTGGGAAGAAGGGTGGCAATGGTAATTATGGCATTATCGTTGTCACCAGTATGCTGCTCACAGGATTTGACGCGCCGGTTGAGCAGGTTATGTATCTGGATAAAATTCTGAAGAACCACGGCCTCCTCCAGGCCATTGCCAGGGTCAACAGAACAAGTGGCAAGGACAAAACCTGCGGTTATGTCGTCGATTATGTAGGTGTCGCCAATCACCTCAGAGAAGCATTGGCCGAATATGACGAGGCAGACATTGACGAGACGATAGAAACGCTACGAAATGTTGATCAGGATATTGATGCTCTGAACAGCGCTTATAACAACATCATGCAGTTTACCCGCGACAGGGTTGGCGCATCTTCCCTGGAAAACGCGGAGATGATCATTGAGGAGCTGGTTGCCGATGACGAACTGAGCGAAGAGTTCAACGTTTTGTTCGGCAATTTCTCCAGAATGTTTGACCGCGTCCTTCCGAACCCCGCCGCCCTTGACTACAGCGAGGATTTCAAACGGCTCTCCTTCATCCGCGAGTCAGTCGCCAAGCGGCGGCGTGACCCAATATTTTCCATGAAAGACGCCAGCAAGAAAGTTCGCGCCATCATTGAGGACTACCTTGAGATACACGGGATCGACGCGGAAGTGGAACCGGTCTCCCTACTTTCTGACGACTTTTTGTCCGGGGCAGAAGTGCATGGCAGAAGCGACCGAGCGATAAGCAATGAGATCGAGTATGCCGTTCGAGAGTACATCAATGTAAACACACCACGAGACCCGGAATTATTCGCACGACTAAGCGAAAAACTAGATGAGATTTTACAGCAGTTCCAAGACAACTGGACAGAACTACGCGCGGCGTTGACCAGACTACGTGATGATATAGCTGAGGGACGGAGGCGTGAAAACACATATGGGTATGAGCCTGAACACGAAATGCCCTTCTTTGCGCTGTTAAAAAAGGAATTGTTCGGGGATAGAGCTTTTTCGGATTTGGCCGAGGACGATTTCAATGCGCTCAAAGACCTGACCAACGATGTGCTGGAGCGCATGAAAAGGGATACGACGACTGTGAATTTCTGGAATAACGCCTCGCTGCAAAATGAGCTACGCACCTTCATAATAAACCAGCTCATTACATCACTGGAGATACGGCGGCGCGTCCCCAATATCTTTGTCAGAAGAAAGGAAATTGCACAAAGGATACTTGAGCTTGGATACCAGCATTATAGGGGGAATGGCGAGTGACCGATATCCCTTATACCGTTATCCGGTCGAACAGAAAAAGCATAGCCCTCGTCATTGGCAATGATGCCAATCTTATTGTTCGTGCTCCTCAAAAAGCTACGGACAAGGAGATTACTGATCTTGTCCATAAAAAGGAGCGCTGGATCAAAGAAAAGCAAAACCAGGTATCCATCTTCGGAGAAAAGCACAGCCCTGTGATCCTTGACAGCGGAGAGAGCATTTTGTACCTCGGGAACATATATACAATCATACGGGGAGTGGTAGATGAGATTATCATCACAGGTACAACTATGATGATCCCGGAGGTATTCCAGAAATCCGATGTCATCGGATGGATGAAGGCTGAAGCAGAAAGAGTTCTCAGCGAAAGGGTTAAAAAGTATTCCAGCCTGACAGGTACATCATACTCCTCTCTGAAGCTCTCCGATGCAAAAGCCAGGTGGGGTTCCTGCGGCGCGAAGGGAGGCTTGAATTTCGCTTGGCGCCTTGTCATGTGCCCCATATCGGTTATTGATTATATTGTTGTCCACGAACTAAGCCATATCGCTTATAAAAATCACAATCCAGCGTTTTGGGCAAGGGTCAAGACTGTCTTGCCAAATTACCAGGAGCAACAGGATTGGCTGAAAGTAAATCGAAAGCTGATGGAAATCATATAGGAGGTTTAGTGCTGGACAATGCTTATCAATGTAAAATTCGATCAATGAAATTATGAAACACATGCGGATCGCGGATTATAAGAAATCAGCAGCATGGCAGAAGATGTGACGAGTTAATAGAGTTGTGGAAATGGCAAGAGGCAGAAGCTCAGTATCATCACAAAACGGCAATGATCCTGCTCATGGAACGGATAATCAAGGGAGGGCGAGCGATGAACGCTTTCAAAAGCAATATTTACAAATACCTTGGCGGTACATGCCAATACCTGATACCGCTGTATCAGAGAACATACAGTTGGGAGCGCGAGCAATGTACTCGCCTTTGGAACGACATAGTAACCCTCCACACTACACATCGGGAGGGGCATTTCGTCGGCTCAATTGTCCGCATCGACGAGGACTCAGCGGCGGGGTCTACGCTTGCGATGATTATCGACGGTCAGCAAAGGCTTACCACATTGACCTTACTTCTTATTGCCCTGCGTGACTTTGCGATGGTGCATTCGGACTGTGGTGTGAATCCGAACAAAATTACAGACACGTTGCTACTGAACCAGTACGAATCCGGCACAGCAAAATACAAACTGCTCCTCACACAGTCCGACAGGGACGCTCTGATAAAGAAGATTGAGAGTGCGCCGATTCCAGACACTTTGAAATCCCGTGTGCTGGATAACTACGGATTTTTCTCAGGACAAATTAGCAAAGGCGAAATCACGCCTTCCGACTTATACGACGCCATCGGGAAACTGCAAATCGTGGATATCGTGCTAGACCGGCAGTACGACGACCCTCAGGCAATTTTTGAAAGCCTTAACTCCACAGGTATGGATTTGAAAGACTCCGACCTCATCCGTAACCATCTATTGATGGGCTTGGACATAGCGACGCAGACGAATGTCTACAACAACATCTGGCGGCCGACGGAACTGCTCTTTGATTACACACATCAGAGCGAGTTGCTGGACAACTTTTTTCGCGACTACCTCACGATGAAGCTGGGCAGAATTCCGCGCAAGAACGAGGTCTACAAGGAATTCCGTACCTACCATAATGGAAGCGGGATGGGCATCCGCGACCTTTGTCAAGACATCTACATCTTCGCCAAGCACTACACGGATATGCACTTTGTCAGAAGCGGCGACGCAATTCTGAAATCACTTTATGGCGATATGAAAGCGATCCGTATGGAGGTAGCTTACCCATTCCTCTTGAAGGTTCATGACGACTGCGATAATAACCTAATAAACATAGAGGACCTGCGGGAAATACTGAGACTTTGTGTGAGCTATGTCTTGCGCCGTGTCGTATGTGACATCCCAACAAACTCTTTAAATAAGACGTTCGCCACGATGAAGAACAGCATCAAGCCCGGCGATTACCTGAACTCTGTAAAAGCATTCTTTGTCCTGAACGATTCCTATAAAGAGTTCCCGAACGACGAGCGATTCATCGCCGCTCTCCTGACAAGGGATATCTTTAATATGAACCGTTGCCGCTATATCCTTGGGCGGCTTGAGAACTGGGACAATAAGTCGGTCGTGGCACTCGACAACCTTACAATCGAACACATTATCCCGCAGAACCCGCACTTATCTGCCAACTGGATAGCCGCTCTTGGCAGTGATTGGAGGGAGATTCAAAAGAAATATCTTCACACTATCGGCAACCTGACGCTGACGGCATACAACTCCGAAATGAGTGACTCTTCTTTCGCCGACAAACTCACGATGGACGGTGGGTTCGTAGAGAGTGCTCTTCGTCTGAATAGGTATGTCGTCACTCAGGTCTCTTGGGCAGAAGCGCAGGTTAACGAGCGTGCGGCACTACTTGGCGAAATAGCGAAAAAGGCGTGGCCGTATCCGACGCTTACAGATGTCGAGCTAGCGGATTACCGCAAACAGGACGTTGCCACAACGCTGTATACGCTTGAAAGCTATCAATATCTAAACGACGTCAACCGAATGTTATTTGAGAAATTGAACACCCGAATCCTCAACCTCAGCACATATGTGAAGAGGGAGTTCAAGAAGATGTATATCGCTTACAAAGCCGACACAAATTTCGTAGATATTGTCATTCAGAGTTCGCGGCTCCGCTTGGCAGTGAATATGAAGTTCGCAGACGTCATTGACCCAAAGGGAATATGCAAGGACATCACAGGCATTGGCAGGTGGGGTAATGGCGATGTCGAGATTGGGTATGAGAGTTTGGATCAACTTGATGACGTGATGGAGATAATTGAGCAGGCGTTCATGCAACAGGACGTGGAGTGAACCAATGTGCTATTACATTTCGCATCTGAACCATTCAATTATGCCACACTATTT